CTTGACATTTAGCACTCAATATGCTAAACTGTAACTAGAATAGTGCAAATAGGAATCATTCGCAGAAGAGTGGTAATCGAACTAGTCTAGGAAGGGAGAGAGGATATGGCTAATATCCTATTTGATTACGATACATTGAAGTCGCAGCCTAGTGTCACTACGGCGCAGTTTAATGATATGCAAATGGAATATATGGTTGCGAATGCCACCTCTACTCGTAGACATTATAACGATCTGATGTATGATTATCTTGGAGAATTAGGTTATACAGGATCTCTCACAGAAAGAATCGATGATTACAAGGAGAATAACTAATGGCAGGCATTCCAAAATGGCTAGAAAAGATTACTCCTGGGGCTACGAAAGCTAAAAAGCTAAAACAGAAGAGCCCCAAAGCAATTAAGAAAATGGACGAAAGGGAAAGGAAGAAACAGGAGAACAAGAAGCCAAAGGCCCAGAACACTAATAGAAAAAAGCCTGGGACGAAGAAACCGGATAAGCCCAAGGATAAGGAAAAAGATAAAAAGAAGAACAGGAAGAAATAAAGACCATGCCAATCTCTGTCAAAAAGAGAGGTAGCAAGTACGTAGTAACAGATGGAAATGAGGTGTACGGTCGCCACGCTACCAAATCCAAAGCAGAGAAGCAACGTAAAGCTATCTACGCTTCCAAGAATAAGAGAAAGTAAAATCTATTATGCTTAATCCCTTCATCAAAGAGTACCACGTAAACTGGACTTGTCCTACGGATAATATGAAGGATAAGCTCGGCAGGTTTCGTACTCTATCCTTGTTCTATGAATCTCTTGGTCAGAGGCAGAAAGGCCACTACTCTCCCATCTATTCTCTCTCTAACCGGGATAAGACTCTTGAGGATGGTACGTTCTACCCCTCAGCTTATCTCATCTATATGGCCTCTTCTGATGAGTATGAAGCTGCTATCAAGCTAGTGGGGTCTATGCAACACTGGCGTAAGTTGCTAGAGACACCTTGGTTCCTTCCTGGCTCCCGAACTTGGGACTGGACTGGCTTCGAAGGACTTGAGCAGTGGCGATTAGATATGGAAGCGCGAAACAAATCTGAAGCTATTTCTCTCTTACGAGAGGCTGCTGCTGGCGGTAATGTGCAGGCACAGAAGGAACTCTATAAGATGGGCACAGAGTCTGGTAAGAAACCAGCAGGTAGACCGAAGAAGAAGCGTGGGGAGAAGAGCGAAGAAGATCCAGATATTAATAAGCTCCACGATAATATCATCGGACTGAACCGAAATAAATAGTGGCCCAACAAGCTAAAAAGACAAAGAAGGATGAACTTAGGGAATATTTTGAAGCGGACCTTTGGGAGTTCGCTCAATATATTAATCCCCACTATGTCTACGGAGATATTCATAGAGAAGTTTTTAGATGGCTCCAATATGGAGATAGTGAGAACCAACTACTCCTGATGCCCAGGGGGCACTTGAAAGCTTTACGTTTAGACCAAAAGGTTCTTACAGTAGACGGTTGGGTAGAAACTGGAGAACTGGAAGAAGGCGATACTCTTCTAGGTTCTGATGGACTTCCTCAGAAACTAGAAAAACTTCACCCAATCTCGGAAATGAGTATTTATGAAGTAGAGTTCGCTGATGGTCGGAAGGTTTATTGTAACGAGGAACATTTGTGGACTCTGTCCTGTCCATCAAACACAAAGGATAGGCTAGTAACTAAACCATTAAAAGAGATAAGAAAGAACTATAAAGCCGCTCGTTATGATAAACGTAGTGGAGAGTATTACGAAGAGTGTAGATATTTTCTCCACCCACCGTTACCAGTAGAACATGAAGAAAAGGATTTTGCTATTGATCCTTACACCTTGGGAGTATGGCTTGGTGATGGGCATAAAGGTACGAACTATTTCACTACTTTTGATCCTGAGATTATTAACTATATTCCGTATGATGTAGAAAAACTCAATTCTGGTAAGGGAAGGTACAAGATAGAGGGGTTAAGAAAGAAACTACAAGAAGCTAATATTGTTGATAACAAAGAGATACCAGAGAAATATCTCTTTGGCTCTGTTGAGCAAAGGCTCAGTTTGCTCCAAGGATTGATGGATACAGATGGAACTGTCCATAAGAAAAATAACAATCAGGCTTTTTGTACTGTTCTTCCTAAACTAAGAGACCAAGTTGTATCTCTTGTTCGGAGTCTTGGAGGAAAGGCTACGTGGTGCGAATGTGAAACGGATTATGGAACATCAAAGAAATTTACAGCCTTCTTTGTAAATATCTGGATGCCGGATGGCTTAGTCCCCTTCAAACTAGAAAGAAAGGCTCAGTATGTCAGGACAGGGCAGCGATTAAAAACGGCCCTGAAAAATATAAAGTATGTGGGAGAAGATAAGGCTAGGTGCATTACTGTATCAAACAATGACGGACTGTTTATTACAGAGGATTATGTCTTAACTCATAATAGCCATATGATCGCTGTTTGGGCCGTATGGCAGATAACCCGCGACCCCACTACTACGATGGTCTATCTATCAGCGGGTGAAGATCTAGCCAAGATACAGGTGTATTCTATCAAGAACATGCTCACCTGTGATAACTATCGTAGGCTCTGGCCTGAGATGGTTAATCAAGACGAAGGCCGTAGGGAGAAGTGGTCTGCTTTTGAGATTAACGTAGATCATCCAAAGCGCAGGGAGATGGGGGTCAGGGATAGCACTATCATCGTCAAGACAGTGCGATCTAATGCCACAGGACTTCACTGTTCTCACCTAGTCTTTGACGATATTGTTGTTCCTCAGAATGCTTATACAGAGACGGGAAGGAAAGAAGTAGCTCAATCAGTTTCACAGTTCTCTTCTATTAAAAATCCGGAGGCAACAACTAAAGCTGTAGGCACTCGTTATCATCCTAGAGACATCTATCAAGCGTTTCGGGAAGCGTTCTATCCTATCTGGGATGAAGATACAGGAGAAATGCAAGAAGAGCTTCCTCTTTGGGACGTGAAAGAATATGTGCTAGAAGATGCGGGAGACGGGAGTGGAGAATACCTATGGCCCCGTACTAAACATCCTCACACAGGACGTTGGGAAGGTTTTAATAGGCAGATACGGGACAAGAAGCTAGCAGAATACTCAGCGGCTGGTGAGAGGGATCAGTTCTGGTCACAGTACTACAACAATCCAAATAGCACAGACTCACAGCGTATTGATCGCTCTAAATTCCAGTATATTGATAGAAAGCATTTAGTTCTGGATGCAGGCAAGTGGTACTACAAGGGAGCGAAACTCAATATAGTGGCTGCAATGGACGTAGCTTGGACAGTCAACAAGCGATCAGACTATACCGCTCTTGCTGTAGTAGGGAAAGATATAGAAGGTTATGTATATGTTCTGGATTTGGATCAATTTAAAGCAGAAGGTACGGACTACGAAACCTACTACCGAAGAATTGTAGCTCTTCAAGAGAAGTGGCAGTTTAAGAAAATGAAGATTGAATCGAATGCCGCTGGTAAGCTAATTGCTGAAGAGATTAAGGACAGGATTAGAAAGAATAATAATTTCCTTGCTATTGAAACCAAGGCAAAGACAAAGCATGATGAGGGTAAAATAGAGAGAGCAGAGGCTACTCTAATTCCTCTTTATATTAATGAAAGCGTTTTCCACACCAAAGGGGGTTTTATTCAGGAATACGAGGAACAGGTGATTCTTGAACGCCCACCTCACGATGACTTGAGAGACGCTGTGTGCACGGCAGTAGAGATTGTCAAGACACCAAAGAAACGAGAAGAGCGCGAACACAACGTAATTCCTTTCAAGGTGGCCTCTGGTCGCTTTGGTGGCATAAGGGCTTAATATGGTAGGCAATACGATTGATCTGTCTTACATCGAGGAGGGCGACGGCCTAGCAGATGACATCACTCATTTCTGGGAGTCGTGGGACGATGCTCGTAACACTTGGAAGAAGCGAGCCAAAGAGAATGAGCAGTATCTATATGCTACCTCCACCAGAGAGACTACCAACTCTGATATTGGTGGGATTAGTGGAGAAGATGATGGATGGTCCCACTCAACACATATTCCTAAACTAACACAGATTTTCGATAACCTCTCTGCCAACTATCTCGCTGCTCTCTTTCCTAATGAAGACTATTTTGATTTTGTAGGGAATAGTCTTGGGGCTGAAGACAAGAGAGAGTCTGTAAGAGACTATATCAAGACAAAGAATAGACTCAATGGGTTTGAGTCTCAGATGAGCCAACTGGCTGAGGATTGGATTACTTACGGTAATGCTTTCTGTTTTGTAACATTTGAAGTTAAAAGTCACGAAGATCCAGATACAGAACAAGTATCTACCTATTATGTTGGACCGACAATTTATAGAATATCTCCTTATGATATTGTTTTTAATCCTCTTGCAACTTCTTTTGAACGTACACCGAAAGTTTGGAGAGAAGTAGTAACACTTGGCGAATTGGCAAGACGAGTTGAAGAATCTCCAGACAGGGCGGATTGGTCTAAAGAGATTCTAGAGAAAATCTCTAACAACCGTATTCAAGTAGGCCACGATGCCGCCCACTATGGAGAAGATTTAGACAAAGCTACTCAACTAAGATTTGATGGGTTTGGCTCTATTTCTGAATATTTCCAAAGTGGGTATGTGGAAGTTCTCCACCTATTTGGGGATATGTACGATAAGTACAATCAAAAGCTCCTCAAGAATCACGTTATTTCAATCGTAGATCGTAAGTTTGTAATTCGGAATAAACCTATCAAGACTTGGAGTGGTGCTCCGCATATCTACCATGTGCCGTGGCGGCGTCGTAGAGACAATCTGTGGGGCATGGGGCCTCTCGATAACCTGATCGGGATGCAGTTCTATATCAATCATCTTGAGAATGCCAGGGCAGATGCCTTTGATAGGATGATTTACCCAGATCGAGTGATTGAGGGAGATGTAACAGAACCAGAAGATTCTTCCGCTCCGATGAAAACCTATTATATTGATGAAGTGGGTCAGGGGCAAGTCTATAATCTGGCTCCGGATACCACTATCCTTCAAGCTGATTTTGAAATTCAGCGTAAGGCTCAAGAAATGGAAGATTATGCGGGTGCTCCCAAGCAAGCCATGGGTATCCGCACCCCTGGTGAGAAGACCAAGTTCGAAGTACAGCAGTTAATGAACGCGGCTTCCCGTATTTTCCAACATAAGATTAACTTCTTCGAGAGAAATTTCCTGGAGCATGTGCTAAACGCAGAGCTGGAAGTCTCTGTCAGAAATCTAAACTTTGCTGATACAATCGAGATTCTTGATCTGGAGACTGGGGCTAGAGACTTTGCCGAGATTACAAAGGATGATTTAACCACTAATGGTCGGATTATCCCAATGGGCGCAAGACACTTTGAGAAAAAGGCCCAAGATATGCAAAACCTAGTACAGGTTCTCCAGATTTTGGAAGCAGCCCCTTCTGTGGCGCAGCACTTCCCGGCAGAACTTATGGCTAGAGCTATCGAAGAAGCACTAGACTATCGTAACTTTGATCTCTTCCGTAAATATGGTCGTCTCTATGAAGAGGCTGAGCGTCAACAGATAATCCAAATCATTCAACAGCGCCTCCAAGAACAAGGCATGATGGGTCCAAATGGCGAACAACCTACCGAGCAAGTTCCACAAAGTACCGGAGGAAATCCTCCAGGCGTTTAGAGAAAATTATAAATCCTCCAATCCAACATGGGAAGGGCTTAGGATTGTTCTAGAAGATATGATGGAAGATTTGATCCGGGAAAGTGAATCTGACAGTTGGCTTCAATGGCCCGGATATAAAGAGAAAAGGGTTCGTCTGGAAGGCGAACGTAGACGGCTCAGGAAAATTATCAATCTACTACCGACTGAATCTAAATTTAAGGAGTAAATATGACTGACCGCACTTTTAACGTAGAAGGTGGCGAGGACCAAGGCAACCCCGAAGGAACTCAACACCAAGGACCATCTTTTGAATCAGGCTCTGAGCAACCCCAACAGCAAGAGTCTCAGACGCAGGGTCAGAATGATGGTAGCAACGAGCACTTTCAGCGACAGATTCAAGGAATGGAAAAGCGAATGCAGGATAAGGATGAGTTTATCCAGCGTTTACAAGGAGAAAATAGGGAACTGCGGGAAAAGACCACCACTCTCGAAGAGAAAATGGCTGAACTTTCCCAACGTGCAGAATCTGTAGAAGAGGTGCTTGAAAGGATGAAATCTTCTGATAGGAGTGGTTCGGAGAGCGACAGTCCCGGCCTAACCCAAGAAGATGTCGAGCGCCTGGCCGCTCAGACATACCAACAGCAGGAACAGCAGCGGACTTATGAGCAAAATACTAGGACCATTGCTCAAGAGTTGCAGAAAACCTATGGCTCAGAGAACGTAGATCAGAGAGTGTCAGAGTTGGCAAAGGAAAACGATATGACCTTTGACGAAGCCTTTGATCTTGCTGGCCGTAAGCCTAACGCTTTCCGTAGGCTGTTTCTAACTAGCGGTAGTCAGGGCGGAGATGTAGGCGCACCATCAGGCAGTATTAATACTGCTGGGCTAGAAAACCAATCTCGTTCTAACGATAAACCAAAAGAAAAATTCCACAACTTGAAGTCTCAAAAGGATCAGGTTAAACACATCCAAGAGAAGGCTAGAGAGTTGGGAATTAAATTCTAACCACTCTTAAAGGAGAGTAACAATGGCTGGTAACTTTACTACCAACACAAGCCCAGCGATTCGAGGACAAGTATATTCTCAAATCCTCATGGAGTCGCTGAATGATGAGTTCCTTCCTGAAGGTCTTCATCGAGACGTAACTGACTTTGGTGATGGCGACACGCTAAACATCCCCACTGTTGGTGAGATGCCGATTTATGATATTGAGGAGGATAAGGAAACCCCTATCGCTGCCCTCGATTCTGGTTCGGTGACGCTAACCATCAACCAGCACAAGGGTGTAGCTGGCTATACCACAGACAAGCTGAAGGAGGATGGCTATAAGGCTGATGCCATTGAAGCCTATATTCCTCAGTCTGCGCTTCGTGGTATCTCTGAGTCTTATGAGAGCAATATGCTTTCTGTAGCCAACGGTGGCCTTACTTCTGCTAACTCAAACACGGTGAATGATGCTGACCACCGTTGGGTTGCTGGTGCCACTAATAACGTAATCTCCATTGAGGATTTTGCGTACATGAATTGGGCATTCAATAAAGCCAACGCTCCCGAAGAGGGACGTATTGCTGTTGTTGATCCCATTGTGGCACTGACCTTTGATACTCTCACTAATTTGGTGAACGTGTCGAACAACCCGATGTTCGAGGGTATGGTCACTGAGGGCTTCCGTCGTAATCGCCGGTTCGTCCGTAACGTGATGGGTTGGGACGTTTGGGTATCCAACCGTCTTCCCGAGGTAGCCAGCGAAACTATTACTGGTGGGCCTCAGGGCAGCTCAACCAGCATCAGCGCAAATGGCGTTGCAAATATCTTCATGTGTGTAGCAGATGACATGACCAAGCCCCTTATGGGTGCTTGGCGTCGGATGCCTCGCATTGAGGGCGAGCGTAACGTCCAGAAGCGCCGTGACGAGTTCCATACTACGGCTCGCTGGGGCTTTGGTGTGCAGCGTGAGGAAACCCTCGGCGTTATCGTCACTTCCAAGACAAACTACAAGTAAGGAGGGTTAACTAATGGGACGCAAAGTAAATAGCCTCGGCTCTGCCCAGTACTATGGTCCTCGGGACTATGATGCTGGTTACGGGTACACTATCACTAGCTTTGGTCGAGTCAAAGTTCTAGAGTATGTGTACGACTACACCAATCTCCCTGCCGCTAGCGCTAACGATGCGGCTGTCCCGGTTATTCCGGCTAACAGCTATATCGTAGAGGGCTACCATCAGGTGATTGATGCCTTCACTGTGGGTTCTACTGACACTATTAACTTTGGTCTGGATCAGACTGACGGCACTACCATCGATGTTGATGGTCTTGACGCTACAGTCGATCTTGAGGGCCAGAGTGTTGGTGATTGGACTACCTTTAATGGGGCTCTGATTGGTGCCAGTGTTGGTGCTAATGACGCTCAGGTAACGGTTGAAACCTCTGCCGCAGGGGCTGTAACCGCTGGCAAGGGCGTCATTGTTCTCAAGTACATTGAGGACTATAGCGCAAACCTAGGTTAAGGTGAGGGGGCCTAGTGCCCCCTGCCTTCTAAGGAGATAACCATGGCAGAGAAAGAAAAGCAGAATAGTCTGGACTATAATGGTCTTGAGATAGAAGTCAGTCAAATCAAGGTGGACGATGGCACTAATCAGGCTACTATCTACCAGGGTGGTGTGAACAGCAGTCTTACT